GATGGTATTTTTAACGCTGCGAATAATTTATCACGTAAATATTCAACGTCTTTAATACCATCATAATCTAATCCTTTAGTAGTATCAATTTTTGTTGCTTGATCATTACCACGAATTGGAATATAAAAATCTTCTAACATGTTTTGCATGTTATATTTTAAGTTATAATCACCAGTTTTAGGATCCATATATGGAGTACGTTTCATGGTGTTAACTGTCTTTTGCATAAATGCTTCAACTTCAGCTGGTGCGATACCACCTACGTTGATATAGAAAACACGTTTTTCAGGAGCACGTACAATACGATGAATTAACATCGCATCTTCCATCAATGTATATTGTTTAAATAATTTACGACCAGGTTCAATATAACTTCTACCATATGGTAAAAAGTTTGTGTCAGATATTAATCTAAAGTGAGCTATTTCATAGTTATCGAAATATATTGAGTTACCTTGGTTTGAACCAGGCATGTTGTAGTAACCATAATCTCCTGCCGATAAACCTTCTGGATCGAATCTGAATCTTACTGCTGATGGATTTTCACGGTCATATAGTTCTTGTCTTTCAATATGATAAGCTGAATATGGAATAACGTTATATACACCAAATTTTTCAGCAATTTCTAATTTTAAGAAGAAATCACCATATTTACACATTTGACGAATCCATGACCATAAGTTAAACTCGATATTTAATACATCATAGAATAAGTTATATAATATCTTTTGAACATCTTCATCACTTGATTTAATATGAAGAACTTCACCGTTTTCATTTTTAAGTGTAGACTCATCAGCAATAATATCTAAAGCTGAAGCTACAATAGCATCGCTATCCATAACATCATACTCTGAGTATAACTGAGTACGTAATGTTTGGTAGTTAAAGTTTTGTTGATAGCCGTATAATGAAGTTGGGCTGGTGGTATAAATTCTATTGAATCTATCTAATAATGAGTTAGTTTCTATCTCACCTGATTTTTGAATAGCGTTTACGTCCACTACTCGTAACTCATTTCCACCGGTATTTCTAATAACAACGTCCGTTGAAAATAATCGTTTTAATCTATTAAATACGTTTGTATCTGCCATGTTTATAAATATATTATAGTAACCATTTAATGTCTTCTTTTTGTCCGCCTATATCCATATTCCAATTAGCTGTTGGAGAATATGAAGCGTTGCTTGAGTAAGCACCAGCATTAAATGTTGATTTGGTAAAGTTATTTATTACTGCTTTGGTTAAATCTATACCGTTTTGGTTAAATTTTAACGCGGTATCACGAACATACATTCCAATACCCATACTCATAACTAAATCATCATTATAACCTGATTGTGCTTCTGCTCTACCGTTTTTCCAAACAAATACTTTCATTTCTTCAAGTAAACGTTTTGATCTAATAGTAATACTTTTTTCACTTATATATTCTCTAAACTTATTAATAACCATTGGTCTGGTTTTTAATGAGTTAGTGAATCCAGCTGTCATGTTGCTATTATCTGCGTACTTATCAAAATACGTAGAAGAATCTGCTTTATCACTTTTAGATGAAAAATATAGATTTCTATAACCTCTTTCTAAAATGGTTTGTAATGTTGACCATCCTATATTAGCATTTTCTACTACTAACAACGCTTCAGCGTATTCTGTAGCTATACCTACTAATAAATGTCCAAATTCTGTTGTACTAAGTTGACCTTTAAATTCAGCAACCTGAGTATTTGATTCAATATCTATAACATGGAATGCTGAAAAATCTTTTCCATCACCACGAGCAACGTCAGCTACAACCATATATGATCTACTCCAATCTGCTGGTTCCCATACCCATAAGTTTTTGTCAACACCTCTTCTTTCTAATGGCTCCTGGATGAATGTTTGTTCATAAAACTCTATAAACTCAGGATAAAATACCACATCACCAGATGTACTAAAATCACAATCACACTCTTGGGCTGCTAATCTTGGATCACCTAATAATTCATCTTGTGATTTTCTCCATTGTTCATTACGTTCTGGATGTACATACCATGGTAACTTAATAGGTAAAAACTGATTTTCGTTTGCTTCTGCTTTAACCCATGTTTGATGGAACCAGTTTCCGGTACCATATGGAGTAGATAATACTATCGCTCCACCACCAGTTGCTAATGTTTGTTGAGCAGATGCCCAAATCTCACCAATATTATCAATAAAAGCAGCCTCATCGACAATAAGTAATGATACAGCTTCTGAACGACCCGCATCACCTGCTGCTGATACTGCTTTAATTTGAGAACCGTTAGTTAATCTGAGTGTTAGTTTATTATTTTCTTCAGCGTTTACTTTTAACCATGAAGGTAGATTTTCGTACATAAACTTTACCTTCGTAACCATGTTTTTAGCTGTTTCTTGTTTTGTAGCTAAACATAATACGTTTTTATCTTTATGGAATAACATTAGCCATAAAGAATAACCTGCAGCTAAAGTTGAAATACCTAACTGTCTTGATTTTAAGATAATAGAATATGGATTATCTTTCCATAGATTTAATACCTTACCCTGAAATGGGTATAAATTAAATATAACGCGACCACGTTGTGGATGCTGTATATTGCAATATTTACGCATGAAATGTGCGGGGTCACTGGCACAATTCAGGTATTCTTGCCTGATGATTTGTTTTATATCTTGACTCATTTACCTATTGACCAATACATTCTGAAAGCAAAGTCAGGTTGTAATTTACTGTTTACACCTACACCTAAGCCGTATGCATGATTCTTTTTTGATTTATATAACACCTCTGGTCCTATTGATTTAGTACCAACACTAACACCGTAGAATAGTTGAGGTTTATTTATTGTTGTTGTTTTTGTAATAGTAATGGTAGGATACATTATATTGTATTTTACACTACGAGATGTAATCTTATTAGTGGATATAGTATCGTTTATTACTATTTGAACACTATCTGTACCTACTGTATCAGAATAATTGTAGATAGCGTAATAATCTGTAAGTATAGCGAGGGTATCTATTGGAGTGGTAAATGTATCGATATCTATCTCTGTGCGTGTATTCCACTTAGGAACATATTTAGGTACTTCAGTTTTAATAGTATCCCATTTTATTTCAGTTTTAATAGAAGTTGTACCCTCATCTTGAGAACCAGAACAAGCCCTTTGTAATAGCAAAGCTATTACAAGTAGGGCTATAATAATATATTCTATTTTGAATTTCATGGATTAACCTATCACACTACTAACTAAATCCATAACATCAATTCCTTTAGATCTAAATAATTTTTTAACTTCTGGTTTTCCAACTATTTGTTTAAGAACTACCATGTCAGTTGATTTAGCTCTGTCTTTTGATGATAGTTTTTCTAATTTAGATACTTTTGATCTAATAGCTGTGTTTAATTTTTCAAATTTAGCTTTTTCTTCTACATCTAATGTATCAGCAGTAGCGTCACCAAATTCTTTTTCACCAGCCATTACATCAATGTCTGATGGTATTTCTTTTTCAAAATCAACTTCACCGTTTGTTGATGTTGTATCAACTTTAGGAGCAGGTTTTTCTACTTTAGGAACAATTGGAGTACTTGTAGCACCGGCTGTACCAGTTGCTATTACACCTTTGTCTGCTAAATCTGACATTAATTTTCTAAAACCTGGATTATTAAACGTAGCTGGGTCTTTCTTTAATTCTTTAGCTAAATCAGCTATAGCCATTTCACCTTTATCTAAAAGATATTGTAATGCCATTTTAGTATTACCTTTAGCCGCATCTACTACTTTTTCAAGTGATGGTTTATCTGTAACTGAGTAAATTACTTTGGCGCGAGCCATTTCATCTAAAGCAACTTCTATTTCTTCTTTAATGATTTGACGGATATTTATTTTTCCCATGGTTGTTATTTATGTATAAATATTATAGAGAAAGCGCCTCTTTAATCTGTTCAATACGTTGTTCAGTAGTTCCTGATATTTTAACCAATTTATTAGGTGGATATTCATTTAACATCGCTTGAATCACCATATCTATTTTCATACGATATTCAGGGTCAGTTGTTCTAATACCATTATCTTCAATATCAACACCTTCAGGCGATATATAAAACACTATATCATACATTTTAACTAATGGTACTGCTGCCTCAACAAACGTTTTTTTCTGTGGAAAATCAATTGATTTTGCACTGAATGTAAATGCGCATACATCATATATTGTTCTATCAGTTATAATATTTTCTTGTAATAACTCACTTGCTCGTTCAGCCATGAATATAAACTGACCAGGTAATGTTGAATCAGTATTTAATGGTATACCAAGTCCACTTAAGTATTTACTACGTTCAGTTGCTGTTTGATATTCTTTGAACTGTTCCAGTTCTTTTAAAGCATTGACAAGTGTTGTTTTTCCAACTGACATTGTCCCTGTTAATCCTATTTTCATAACTTATTATCTCATTTTTGTTCCAGCCATCTTATAAAATGGCAATCCTACCAATTGTTTCTTACGTTCTTTCCACTCTTTTTCAGAGTATTGAATACCATACAAATAATATTCGCGTTTCTTATTATCACCTTCAGGTATTAATGCAGGACCATCCCAGTTATGCAACTTTTTGTCCCATAAATACATTACAGTACCATCAGGTTTTGTGTATTTTTTTGATTGAGGAAATTCTGTTTTTGTCATATTGTAAATATAACAAAGTAAGGCCCAAAGGCCAAACTTGTTTTAAATATTTTCAATATAAATACGAAAGTCTTCCAATACTATTTTGGATTTGGTTTGTGCTTTATTGATTGCTTCTGTTAATACTTGATCAATATCAAACTCACCTTCTGTTATTAAGTTATTACTTAAACGAGATAATGTTTGTTCAGCGATGATATTAAATCCATCTTCATCACCATAATCTTCAACATCATTCAGATACAGCTTAATATACTCGTCCAGCTGCTTTTTTGATTTCTTCATAAATTATATTTTTGATTTTCTTGATTGCTTCACTTATTTTATTAACTTGACTGTTTAACCATTTTAAACGCTCACCAAAGCGTTTACCTTCCATTGGTTTTTCAATGTGATCTTCTGGGATATATTTGGATAATGGCTTCATATATTCTGAACCAGTTAAGAATATAAATTGATCTTTTTCAGGATTAATACCTGCTGATCTCATTTGTTTTACTGTTTCTTCACCCCATTTTTCTTTTTCATCTTTTGGCATTTCCTTTAATGTTTTGTCGTATGGAGCCAGTTCTTTCTGTAATGGTACAAGATGATGCTTTGCTGATAGTATGTACATTTTATCAGGTTTAAGCGCCTTGCCATACTCCAATGTCTTTTGAAACATTGGAGAGGCAGAGTATAACTCCTGTGCGGGAGATGGTTTGCTTAATTTTGATTTAGTACAACTTAATAATACTATTTTTGCCATTAGTTGCTATTTGATAATAAATATTCAGCAACATATATTCCATGCGCTCCTGATACTGTAATTCCACGAGCACTTAAAGCATCACCAACAAAGTGTACATTTGTATATTCAGTTAATGATAAATCATTATAATTTACTAATGGTTCAGGTGATAGATATTTTACTTCAGGAATATACATGCCCCAGTCATCACCAAATCCAAATACTTCATCCATATTATCAATAAAGTTAATAATATAGTTAGCGTATTCACCTAATACTTCATCAAACTCTTCTAAATCATCTATTTGGTAAGCACTTACAATATTACCTTCTGATGTTATACCTGGTTTACGTGTTTTGTTTGGTGAGTAATATAATCCTTTACTGTCAACTTGCAGTTGTCCTACTACATAACGTGACCATTCAAATGGATTTTCGATACCTTTGATTTCCATTAAGATACCAAAGTTAGTCATATCGTTTCTAAACTCTTCACCTTTTTTAGCATGACCATTATATGTTATATCACCATACGTTTCCTCTACTGCAACATAAGCCGCGTTATTATTAGTACAAAATGAACGTAACGACACATTGTCAAACTTCTGATATAATTTAAAATCGTAACTTATATCGATTAGTTTTTGGAAGTATTTTTGTGGTGCTTCAAAACGTACTCCAATTTGTACTGATTTAGGTTCTGTAGGTAATTCATATTCATCTGCTAATTTTTTACCAAAATCAATTCCTGATTTACCTACAGCGAATATTAATTTATCATATTCTACACTATGACCATCTAATAAATGAATAGTATGGATATTAAATAATATATCTTTTACTTCAGTCTCCCACATAAAATTAACACCTTTATCAACTAAGTATTGATACCATGTTTTAGCAATCTCATGTAAGAAATTACTTCCAATATGCCATACAGGAAACATACGTAAACCAAAGTGTGGTTTAATAAATTCTGGTTCTTCTTGTGGATCAGACATAAAGATTTCATCTGGTTTTGGGTGGAAACGAGTAAAGTTATCTACTACTTGTTTCATTAATTCCATTGCTTTGTCTTCACCACAATATTTTGATAATTGACCTCCAATTGCTGTATGATATGTTAACTTGCCATCACTCCATCCACCTGCTCCTAACATACCTGTCATTACTTCTTCAGGTAAACGATTGTGTGGGTCGTTTCCTTTGTCAATGATAGTGATTAATTCACCTGGATATCCGTTGTCTACTAATTTAGTTGCAGCATTAATACCTGCTACACCAGCACCTACTATTACTATTTTCTTATTCATATATTATTAATATAATGTTTTTATCTATAAAGTACAAACTAAGGTGGCTCCAATCTTTCGATCGGAGCCACAGCTTCCATATTTTTATCTCTTACGAACGACAGGCTATGAATCTGTCTATAAATGTTATTAAATACCTGCTAATTTTTTCATTCTACTAAACTCTTCATTCATATTTGGTTGATTTAAATTATTAATATCATCCCAAGCATCATTACTA